ATTCCGATCACTTTCGTGAGAGCGGCAAGACGGAAAACGAAAACTAAAGAAAACGAATTCTATCGAAAAATCAACGCAAAGTCGACGTGAAAACTGGTCGCAACAATCCTGACTCAGCAGCTGCGTAATCGGCTCCTGTCATAGTGATTGCATTGTGGCGCAGTCCCGCAAGTGAGTACCCATCACCAAAGGCCACTCCGACAAAGGGGGCCCCATATGATGTTTGGCTTGCGGTTGGATACTGCCAATCAACTGTTGCGGCTGGCATGTCATTTTGAACCACTTGTGTACGCGGCCACAGACTTGACGTTTGGGGCACAATCTTCCACACTGTCCCGTAGTAAGGTGGCAACTCCGCGTTAACCACAGACGACATGCGTGGGTTAACGACAACTGCACCATTTCCGAGGTGTGTGTCTTGACTGAAAGTTAGTGCTGTCGTGGTTGGCACCGCCGTTAACAGAGACACCGGCTTGTTCGCGACACTACACAAAGTGGGTAAATCGTTCGAACCATTAAGTTGGGCACTAACTGACAAGAGTAGTGGCCCACGCCCCAGTGCGTAAAAACTTGACACGAACTGAGCAAAATTCCTCGCACGACCGAAACGGTCCGACAAATCGTGGCTGATGTCTAGCGAGACATTGCTAAACGGCTCTAATCCAGAGACTGCTGGGATGTCGTACCCATAAGGTGTCAGCACGGAACCGAGTTGGTTCACGCTCAGAATTTCATCACCGTAAACTGCACCGACCAAACCTGGACCAACATTGGGTCTTCCAACATTGACTGTGGTCTCAGCCGCGATCTCACGGTACGAGTCGTCCGTTGCGGGCATGTTTGACTCGAAATCCCCGGGTCCGTTGCCACCGAAATCCCCAGCATCTGCAACCAAAGTATCCGGGATTCCAGCTTCAACATTACTGAACGCAGCGTAAATATTCAAATCATACGGTACGGGGATTGCATCATAGTCGGTAGCTAGCTCAGCATCGACGTAAAGCTGGTACCCGAACGAGTCCCGCCAAGTTACCTGCTCGTGCGGTTCAGTTGCGTTGCAACGTGTGACTGGATACGGTCCAATGAACGGGGTGGGTAGTGACACCATATGCGAACCGGCAATCGGTATAAAAGCATGTGGATAGAACCCAAGTGAAATGTCACGGATTGTTGGGCAAGCCCACGCTTCAGCTAGAGGCACAGCCACTACCCTGACATGTCCCATACACGTAGGACCACCAAGAACCTCAACCATAAAGGTCAATTTGTCGTACTTAAAAGCCCTCTTGTATGAGAGCAAATAATTAACGACGTAAACGTTCAACATGTCACTGAGATTGAACGTGTTTTGATACGAAGTACCCATCACTGTGGCAGACTGCAATAGGACCCGGCGTTCATGGAGCGTCGGAACTGGGTGGAGGACAGACGGCATACCTTCGACCAAACGTTGGTCAAAGATTTTTGGCGCGTAGGTTGTAGCAGTGGGTTGTTCCATGTCAAACGTGTCGTCAGGTCCGCCTGCATCTGCTTTCAAACCCGGGATCCCACGCCTAACATAGTCGTCATTGCGTCCAAAAAGTCTCAGGTTTTTGAACCTGTAACCAAGTCTACACGAGACAGACCCTGTGCTGGCACCTGGTGTGGTGACTCTTTGGAGTATAGTCACACTAACGTAACACATCACTGCATCATCAATGCTACCGTTGCCGGGACCAAAAAGGGGGTAGTTGGGATCCGTTGGCCACACGCGTTGTGTTGGAGTAAGGGCCAGCCAGGGGACATCACACTTGTACAGGCTTGTCTTTGACAGGTCAAACTCATGTTTGACTGTGCGCGTCGCAAGGTCATTCGTGAAGGATAGGTCAACCGGGGTCCTGCTGGAACTTGCTGTTATTAACAAGCGACCGTTTGCCAATGCTCCAATGGGGACGAACACAACCAGTTCAATCCCGTCACATGTGTAACCACGTGATAACATTGACGCAATGCCAGACGGTGGTAGGAAAAAAGTGAAATTGCCTACACTTGGCGATCCATCCTGTTCAATCGTGCAAGGGCACCCAACAATTTTCAAACGGTCCACAATCGTGGTGTTCGTTGACGAAGAAAGGGGTAGATCAAACGCTGTTGTCCAATGCATACGGTCACCAAGAGCTTCAACGGAAGTCTGATCTGGGTTGACCATGGATAGGTAAACGTTATTCTTCCCCATTGTGAGTGACGTTGCGGAAACAGCACCATCAAGTTTCGTGTGGTCATCAATAACGTAACCGATGACGTCCTTCCCTTCATCCTTGATAGGCTTATTAAGGCCAACCGCAGAAAGTCCGTAAGACAATGAAGAAATCGCATCTCCAACCCTTGGTAGGTCAAAGTGACGGGCCAGATTCGCGAACGAGGAAACGGGTGCAGAAAACAGACCTTTCGGTGCTGAGTCGTATTGTCTAGGTGTCAGAGTCGACAAGGAATCGTTGAAATTACGACCCTTGTTCTTCTTTTTCCGGGACTTGGGTGCACCCATGTTAACAGCTGGTGTTCGTGTCTCGGATTGTTCCAGTTCTGCTGCAGTAGCTTCACCAGAATCACCAACACAACCAGTTTGATTACAGGAAAAATCTCCTGTGGCCATTGGTTCATCCCATGCGATTGAGTCGTACCTCTTAGTGTAGTAATACTCGTTAAGCAGGCGTTCAGGGGAAAGGTTCGGTTTGTGGGCAATGATCGCGTGTTGTTCATAAAACTCACGCCAGAACCTTTCTTTGTCTTGGTCCTCGTTGTCGGCACAGGCTTTAATCCACATGGACGTCTCCAGCATAGCCGACAGTGAGCTTGACGGAGCAATGACGTCCTCAGGGTTCGTAGCACGGTAGTGTTTACCTATGGACAACAAGGACTGCTCCTTCAGGAGGCCAAGACACTTCTCCTCCATCCTCTGAGTCTCGGGGTTTAGGAGACGGGTGAAATGTGGTGTTCTTGACGAAAAGGATGTCGTTGTGGCTCGACTGGCTGTAGGGGGTGCATCTTTCTTCTCGCCCGTGAACTGCACGCCAAAAATCTCGCGAATACGTGCCACCAAGGCTTTTGTATTCTTACGCCATTTGTCTGGGTGTTCTGTGATCACTTTAGCGTCATCACCGTTGAACATCGCTTTTTCAGTCAAGTCAAGCATAGCTTCAATCGCTTCGGGGTTTTCAATTCCATTGAAACTGTACGTATTTCCGGAGACAACGACATTGTCAAAAACGTCAAGGTCGTTCTCGTGAACGTACGTGACGAGAGACATGAGAATTCGCAACATGACACCATTAATACTTGTGGTGCCGGGCAAACCTGACGCCATAAGTCCCAGATCCAACATCACCGTTCCAAAAGCGCGTGGCGCGTTGACGAAAGTACGAAAGAGATTCTCCACAATTTGCACATCCCGTGGAAGTGCGCCATGGTGTTTCATCAACGTTGCATAGTACACACCAACGGCTCCAATGAGACTGTGGGGCAGAAGCTTGTCCCAACGTTTTGCATCAATGTCAACGCTGTAGGCGTCACGCCAAGCTTGGTACATGGGTGTGTAGTGTTCTTTCAACGAACAACCCACCCCTTTCCGGTGTTTGAGGGGTTCCAATGCGTCCTGCTTGAAGAAATGACCAAGATATTTCCGCATGATGACAAACACGTGCAAAGGTGCGGGAAAGAAAATCCTGGGGTCCTTACCTTTGCGGATACATTCATCTTTCACAGCGTCCGCATAGACACCAAGTTCGTGCGCAATAGCATCGAGTTGTGCATCGGTAAGGTTCGCTTTTGCCAATGAGGTCTCCAGGGAAGCAATACCGGCTGAAATTTTCTCCATGGCACCTGGGTCAACACAATCGTGACGGGTCTTACACCGGTACGGGTTGTCGCCACAACTGCGCGTCATGTCAACTGTAGTGACCTTGTCGGAATGTAGAGCACCCAAGGCTTCTGCCAGCGAAACTGCAGAATACGTTTGGTACTTCCGAGAATCGCGTTCGCCAAGTTGTTTCGCCATCTTATAAAAGATGGGGTAATGACGACGCGCCAGGTGTTGATTACCAAGCAGGATCTTGAGTGCTTCAGCGTCGGGTGTGGTTTTCAAACCTTCAGAGTTCTTGTACCACCCTTGTGGTGCTGGCACCGTCGTTTTACCTAGTTGGTCGTTCGACAGAAGGGGTTGAATTTGATCTCTCCAAACTAGAGAAGGAACATACTTTGAAGAACTAGCAACATGAGCCGGACGGTACGTGTAATCGACCCCGTGTTCTGCACAAACTTGTTGGGCTGCTTTTGAATACGACGCCGTCGGTGAGTTGATCGCAACTTGTTGGTGCATAGCACGAATGAGTTGAAAAGAAACAAAACGACCGAAACCAATTTTTGTGTCGGTATCGACACACGTGTGAATGCCAGCAACCAAACCACCGACCATCACTGCAGTCCCACAACTACCCCTCTTTAGTGGTGAGGGATACTGGTACGTGTTGCGCAAGTCAGGGTTGTAGCTTGGGACTGACGTGGTGTACGTTGCCCGAGCGTAGTGGTCCTCAGCAACCCCTCCCTCCACATCAAATTCGTTTGTCATATTGACCAACGTGATGGGGACGTAAACCTCGGGTGAAATCTCGTGATCAGTTGCGAAGTGTGTGGTCTTCAGCTTGAACAACGAGGGGAGTTTTGACATGTCACGGGGATAAGGAATTAGCATGAGATCGTCACTCTCTGCAATCACTGCGCGTTCAAAGAACGTGTTCGCATCGAATTGGGCAGCCGCATTGAACGAACAAATTTGTACCGTGTCAATTTCTTGCGTGTGTGAGAGTTCAAACGCTTGCACAAAATGTGCCACCGTGACAAATCCAAATTGTGTTGCGAGAGCATACACATCTTTGGTGTGTGTACCACCAGCGTAGTATTTTATAACAACGCTGGCTGCACCAATCTCATGTGAAGAAGCTTGGCCCACTAGACCAGCACGGCGAAACTTCTGGTTGTTTCTACCGGCGTGCGCACGGTGACGTTCACCACGACGCCCACTGTCTCCAGATACCGGAGGATTTGGTTGCACCTCACAAGGGTCTGACGAATTATCAGAGCTCACCAACATGTCAACGATCTTGGCGGACGCAAGGAAAACTGTGAACACTTTGGCCATTATGGTAAGTGCTGTCTTGAGGTCAATTTCGTCACGAAATTGACATAGCCGCTCATACGCAGGTGCAAGCTTAGTGCCCAGTTTGTATTTAAACACTTGGGCCCTTTCGTGCATCGTCGTGGCAATGGTTTGTGTTGCACCACCGGCTTCGTTGCGCAACCAGGACCAAGACGTTGCTTGAATGTCATCGGCGTCCCCAGCCTCACCACGAAGGTTGCGACGCAAGTCGTGAATTGTCGCAGCATTGTAGTGGATCTCACCTGCAAAACCGGCATTCTGTTGATGCGCTGTGTAAAGCTCATCAACTCGGAGGAGGAAAGTTGGAACCTCGGTGAAGTTGTTGGTGACCCTTCTGCGGATCCCCCCATTCGCCCAGTAATGTTCGACCTCGTCAATGTCAACAACAAAGACACCGTCTACTTCCTTGGATTTAACATGGAAGTGAACAAACCGTCTGTACACGGCCATAACGGCTGATTCCTGTTCATGTGGCACTGGGATTTCATCGTAGTTAGAGACAAGAATTGCTGATGTAAAATCTACAAGTCGCTGCCCCTTCAGTTCGATACCGGCCTGTTCAGAAACGAACGGTTTGTCATTGACAATGTTCATGATGGACGCTCGATTGGCATGGGCACTAGGGCCTGGGTGTAGAACGTCATCCCACAAACCGACCCTGTGGTTGTTAAGGCCTGTCATGTAGGTGTCCTGGCCGTTGGGGTCTTTCAGCGCAAAAACGTGAGGTTCGTTTTCCCCCACACCTTCAATGAGACGGAAGACATTCACCACCTGGTTGCGGAGAAAGGTTTTACCTGTCTTAGGTGGACCGTAAAGCCTAACACCAAAAGGCATTCTGGTTGTTCGACCAATTGCCGCTGCCATATCAAAACCTTTGATGAGACTCGTAAGGCGTTGCCATCCAGCGTGTTTGGTGAATTCTTTCGTGTACAGGAGGCGAGCTCGTGAAGCTTCCAAGTACATGTCGTGCCATAGTGCGTATGTACGTGCGCACTGTAACGGACGTTCTCCATTCGCGTCGTGGTCGTTAACCCAGACGGTGGCCCTTTCCAAGAGC